CTCGTAGTACCACTATGAATATTAAATGTTATGTTGTGGAGTTTCATCCGACCGAAGTTAAAGTTCAGCAAGGGTCTTTTAATACTTTAATTGGTGGAAGCACTACTGCTTATTATCCATCAGAAAGTTTTACTCAAACAAAAACTGCGATGGTTCATTATTGGCAGTCTAGTGATGTTACTCAAAGATGGGGCCGTCATCTTGTAAGAGGAAGAGTAAATTCTGGCGGTACATATGTAGATATGTTTCGTACAATAAATGGCGGTATTGTTTCCGGTCATTATTTTTTATTTGAAGATATAAGTGCAGGTAATGATCATTTCATTGTTAATCACCAGAGTGCTACTATGACTAGTACTAGTTATCATTTTACTATTCCAAAAGAGCAAAGAGATCCTACACGTACTTTCTTAATAGGATCAATGGCATCTGGTGATGACAGTGGGTCATATGCGGACAGACAAACCGCAAGAATATTTACATACTTTAAAGCATTTAGTAGATGTGATAGAGCTAATAGCACAAATAATATATATTTTAGTATACAACATATTACTTTTCAAGATCAGACTAAAGTTTATGTTCCCTTCCAACATTTTACTAATTTCGGTACTGCAGATACCACCATTAATAATAGTTGGGATAGGCCGTGTAATTTAAACTTATCTACAGTTATAGCCACTGTTCCTATGGGTGTTTCCAGAGGATCAACTACAAGTAATTCAGAAACTGATACTTTGTGGTGCTCTATGAAGTTAACCAGTTCAACTGGAGCTCAATTTCAAAGAAATTCTGTAGGGGCTAGTACTAATAGTTACTTTGGTTATTCTATAATAGATTGGGGCGGCGCGTTTGTGTCCACTGGTTCTAATCCTACTCCTATAGACCCGGATATATCGTTTGTTAAATCAGTTGAGAATTTTAGAATGAGTGTTGCAGGTTATCAAGCTCAACAAGATTTTTCTAAGGGGCAAGTACCGGCTAATTGTGCTATATTTGCTTCTCAGAGAAATAGTGCTGGTAGTAATTCCATTGCTCAGAGCCTACACGATGTGTGGATAAGAGAACCAGGTATAGTTGTGGCTCAAAGATCTGATGCCACCGGCGCCGGGGTGGTGGATGTTAGTGTGGTGGAGTTTTATCCAGATCAAGTTAAAGTACAGATGAATGATTGGGCCATGTTGAGCACAGGCACTGATACTATTACTTTGGCTAGCGGCGTGACTAATACAGATAAAGCATTTGTTCAGGCCAAATGGCAGGCTAACGACGCTACACTTTGGAGTAGGACAGCTGTTAGGATTAGATTTACAGCTAACGATACTTTAGAATTTTATAGATATAATGCTAGTAATTTGATAGCGGGAACAGTTTTTGTAATAGAAGATCTAGCTGATAATTTTAGAGTTGATCATTATATAACTAGTGGTAGCACAACAGTAAGTTTTTATGATGAAGATTACCATGGGTATTATGAGTCTTTAGGTATAACTACTTGTGCTAATAGTAATAATTTTTATTATACAGATCGCGGCAGTCCTAGATCTTATCATACAGGTACCGCCGGCAGACAAATATCGAATAAAGCTAATAGTACTGGTACTCAGTACGCTTCATTTATGTGGGTTAGATTTTTAGATCGAAGAAAACATACGCACCCAATGCATAGTACTATGAACACATCTACTACTGTTATAACGGTATCTTTAAATGCTAGTCATGTAGGTCACGAAGACGCATTATCAACATATAATTCAATGCAAATGAGTAGTGGTCGTGGGGATGGAACAGGTTCTGATGATATGCGTGGTGTATTTACTACATATAGATTAATAAATAGTAATACTGAAGTTGAGCAGGCCAGGGAGACTACTGCTGGAATTAATCATTACCCATCACAAGGTGGAATAATAGATTGGATAGGATATACTCACCCTGATGCGGATGAAAAACATCAAATTATTCGTGCCGCACCTACTAAATCCTTAGTAAGATCAGTAGAGAAATTTACTGATAGTACATCCAGAATTAATTTACACTATTTATCTAAAGGTCAAAGACCTGAGAATTGTGTTCCGTTCGCTAGTTGGAAAATTGCATCCGACAATGGTCATATGGATAGGTTAGCTAGATTTCATTATATAGATAAAAATTCAAAAGTTACTTCTGTGTCGGAGGGCGCGGCTAGCGGCGGTGATTTAGATGAGGTAATTTATGTAGTAGAATTTGACCCCGCCCAGGTAAGAGTGCAGCAAATATGGAAGACTATGACAGGTACAAGTGTTAATGTAACTATACCGCAAGAAGTGGATTTGGATAAAACATTTATGCTATTTGGATATACTACAGATCATTGGACAGCCCAGTGGCGTTATCATTTGGTAACAGGTAGTTTTTTATCTTCTACAGAACTTAATTTTTCTAGATATATTGCTAGTAATGGAATATATTTATCTATTTATTTAGTAGAATGTTTACAGGATCAATGGAATGTAGCTCATTTTGATGGCGGTAGTGATACTGACACTAACTCATATGATTATGTTACCACCGACCACAGCACCACCGGCCGTATGATTCAGGGTTCGTATTCTATGAACAATAATAATCGTTATGTAGATAGAAATTGTTATAGATTATATCCTAGACCGGATAGTAGTTATCAGTGGAATAGAACTAATTCAACTAATACTCAGACAGATAGACATACAGAGGTGGTGGATTTTAATCCTAATTTGGGAATACGTGTTGGCGGCTCTTGGATAGATATGGCACCCGGCACCACATCAGAAACCAAAGATACATATATAGCTGGAGGTATCGATTTAGATAGATCTATCGTATTTCCTACTATAGTAAATAGTATGAATAGGGCAGAAGGAACTAACACCGATGACACAGGTCATGTTTGTGTCAAGTTAGAAATAACCGATGGTAATACTGTAACTTGTACTAGATATGATAAAGGTGATGATACTTATGGTTTTTTACAGTGGGTAGAGTGGCCAGAATTCAAGACTCATTATTTTGAAGGAGTTGTTGCAGAGAAAGCCGTTCCTGTGGTAAGGCAAGTAGCTTGTTTCAGAGCGGATACAAATGAGTTAATGGATTCAACAGTGTCGGCAAGTGGAACAGGTGAGTATCGGTTAGAAACTACATACAGCGGCGCGCATTATATAACGTGCCAAGATGATGATTTACATTACCAACATATTCTGGAGGACAGATTGTCTATGGCTAGTCAGTACACACCACCAGTAGCAGACGAAGGTGATTTTAATTTCGAACGGGGAGGTTATACGCTCCCTGTTCCATTAGAAGCGAATTTTGATTTTGCTTTGGTTGTATTTAATGTGTTAGCGGGTTCTTCTAATATATTCACCGCTATATGGGCAGACACTGATGCTGGATTGAACAACGGTAAGATGTATACTCTGTCTTGGGGGGAAGGAACGGGTTTGTCGATTTTAAATTTGGCCCAGAAAAAACTTTACGACCAGTATACTGTAACAGACGGCGGCCGAGCAGAAGAAACTTTAACTAATACTGATACAAAAGATTTAAATGTAGATACCATATAAGGGGGAATATTATGTCATCGTGGTCTGCTGATATACAGGCACAAATAAATATAGCGCAGACATATCAACACGAAACAGTTACTTTTCTTAAGTATTGTGAACACTATATAGTAGGTTACAGCACTCATGGTGTTCAGATAATTAAAGGTAAGTGTCATTATGGTGGTATTAGAGACCTTGGTGTTAATGTAGGGGGACATTATCCCGGTGATCTACCGGCTTGGATAGGTGGTGTTGTATTTCAGAATCTACCAGCTGAGATTATAGGTATCCCGGCTACACAAGAGGTGGAGCTTCCGGCATACATTGCCGCGCATCCACCAGAGGATTTAAGTGCTTATATAGATACCCATGATCCTGAAGATTTATCTGCTTATATTAGAGGATTTGATTATAGAGATTTATCTGCTTCTACATATATTTTACAGTCTCAGAATCTTCCTGCTGTGATTGGCGCTCATCTACCAGAAGATTTAAGTGGTTATATAAAGCCCTGGCCAGAGAGAGATTTGCCTGGTTATATATATGGATGGGACACCAAAGACCTAGGTGGTTATATAAAACCCGGTGGTTATACTGATCTACCTGCTATAATAGGAACCCACCGGCCTAAAAACATCAAGGCGTTGATTAAGGGCTGGGTGCGAGAGGCTACATATGATTTATCAGCAGTAATTCGAGGATTTGCTCTGCCTGTAGATTTATCTGCTTCTATAAATCCTACAGAAATGGCACAACTACCGGCCTATTTATTTGCTATTGCTCCTAAAGATTTAATAGGTAACATACATGGTTGGGATACAAAAGACTTACAGGGTATAATTAATATAATACAGTATCCTTGGAATTTACCAGCATCTATTAATGTAACAGGAGGCTTTAGGGAATTACCGGCTGATATTTTTGGCCGGAAATTTGACCCACTACCAACAGATCTCACGGCATTTATATATCCAACCAAGGGTAGAATCGATCTATCAGCAATGGTATTAATAAACCAAGCTAGAAACTTACCCGCTTATATTGATACAGGTAGAGATATTGGTAACCTGATTGCTGAGATATATCCAAAAATAATTCGCTTGACAGGTATTATTTCAATGATTACTATGGAACATAGTGATCTGTCAGCCACAATTAGTATACCTTGTTTCTACTCTAATTTTAAGGATTTGGCATCCTATATACGGCCGGTACATCAATCCAATATAAGAGCAACTATTCATTCAAAAGGTTATGTCTTTGCCCAGGCAAACTTGGGCGCTTCGTTTGGTTACTCTTTGAATACAGTAGTGCAAGATAAATTACAAATAAATCTTAGTATCAAGGGACTAGGCTTTAGGACTGAGGATATAATTGATATTCATCTCTCAGTGTTTCGTGGTGGTTTAAGTTTGGGAGCTTCTATATTTGCCGAACGACATCCAAGAGATTTATCCGCATATATTAATGGGATCGCCCTCGAACCGTACGATTTTGAGACTTGGAAAAGCCATGAAAAAGTATTTAAGAGAAATTATTCCCAAGCCCTTGAGGATTATGAAGATGTGTCAATTTCATTTAAGACAATAGTGGAAGACTATTTTTATAGTTCAGGTAGTGATGTTGTTGCAAAGGTTGACAGATATACACATTTTGTGACCAAGGTTGCATCATACTATTCACCAGTTATGAGTCGTATACTTGACAGAAAGCTACATAAGGTTAAATATTTATACGACATGAGACATTTTGCTACTGTAGATGAAGCAATGCGTTATGCTATATGGTATGTAACTACAACACACTCAACAGAATTAGGAGCTTATATAAATTCAATTGCCCCACGTGGCGACTATGATTTGTCTGCCAGAATAGGTATTACAAAATATTATTCCGTTGATGATGATTTAACCTCTGATATAATAGGAACATGGACACATGCATATGACGTTATAATAGGATATACAGACGATGGAGTAGGTTTTTTACAATTTTAACTTGACAAATATAAAACAATGATTATATTGTTTACATAGAAAATTAAAAAAAAATAAATTTTTAACTTGACAAATAAGAAAGAATGATTATCTTATTGATAGGCCGAACTACACGACCATAAAAATTTGTAGAATTTATAGAAAGGAATTATAATATGGATTTTTCTATCGAGACTGGTGACCTACAGAAGGCCATCAAGTTACTTAGTGTTACTGCCAAGGTAAATGTGTTAGATTCCACTGGCAGAGTCCTTATAACAGCGAATGAGGATGGTATTATTACGTTCTTATCAAACAACGGTTCTACCGCTCTGTCTTTCACTTCCGATAGGGCAGACGTTAAAATACCTGGTATCGCTGTAATAGATTATGGTAAAATTAAATCTTTTGTGTCATCATTCCATGCCTGGAATGATACAGACGGGGTAAAGGCTTTTTATTTTGATCTCTCCGATCATTTCCTTAACGTTTCCGTCACTAATACCCACGAAAATGGTAGAGTTTCTAAAGGAAACCTTAAACTTAAGGTTTATGACGTACAAAGTGTGCTTGAACCTAAGAAATTTGGCAAGCCTAATTTTGTATTGAACTCTACTATCTTTAGAACAGCCACTAGTAAGGTACTGTATGCCATAAATCCATCTGATACTCGTGCATTTCTACAAGGAATGAATGTTGTATTTGCTAAGGATGAGATATGTTTTGTTGGCACTGACGGCCAGAGACTTTCGGAATACAAAGTTAAGAACATAAGTGATCTGGATGAGGGTATGTTTCTATTAAGGTACGATTTTATCATGGGGCTACGTAGGGTTGTAGATTCAGAAAGCCAATTGGCCTTTGAATTTGACGACCGGAATGTTAAAGCCGCCTTTGATAACGTTATTTTTTGGGGCAGAACTATCATAGGTCATGATTTTCCAGACTACAAGCCAATCCTGGCATCATTTGAGAATTCAATTGTGTTGGATAAGGAAGTTCTGATGAGTAGCCTGTTGCCGTTTGCTGATATTTTAAACCCGGAAGATAACTATCGCTTGACGTTTTCGTTGTCTGATGGTGAGATGACATTGAGTTGTGATGTGGCTGAATTTACCTATGACGGCGTAGTGGATCACAAAGGATCTTTTGTGATAGATGTTAATGGCCAATACATGATTCAGACCATAGAAGTGATCAAGGATGATAAGATTTTGATTAGATTTTCAGATGACGATGGCGTTTTAATCTTTGATTCTGGTAATTTTGAAGATCAGAAAGCTTTAATTACACCTATCAGGAGAAGGTAATGAATTTTGATGCTTTTTTGACTGAGATGCAGAAATTAATAGTGGCATCTCAGCAGGGAGATTTGTTTGGTAATAAGAAAGCGTTTACCAAAAGTTCAGTTGATGTGGCAGTCGAATTTTTAAAGGGACAAGGTTATAGTGTTCGACCACCAATGGGTTATCCAGTCAAAATAACTAAATTAGATGGATTACTCTCTATGTTTTATGGACTTTTGAGTGATATCTATGAATTACATCTGCTACCTCTTCCTAATAAGAAAAAAGATCGCGCTGTTGCTAAAGCATTTATAGAGAGTCGTATGGAAATTGATAATATTAGCCGAGATACAGCATTACAGCAGTGTGGTTTAATAATTCAGACTATTTTTAAACACCCAGAAGTATTTAAGTTTGAAACCCCACCTACCTTTGGTATATTAGGTCAAAAACAAATGGGATGGATGACCGATCGTGCTATACAGATAATTAATAAGAAGATTGCTAAAGATAAAGAAATTTCATTAAAGACAGCTGTAGATAAAATGACTAAGCGTATAGAAGATAATTATCATATGGGGTTCTCTTTGGACGAACTCACGGTAATTCAAAAAAGATTGGAGGATAAGGATGGCAAAAAAGAAAGTTGAAGAAAAATCAGATAATTTAGATATAATAAAGAAAGCCATTACTAAAAAATATGGTGAGGTAATTACTAAGCTAAGTGATCATGAGGATATGATAATTCCTACGGTATCAACTGGGTCTATCAGTTTAGATGTAGCTCTTGGTAGGGGCGGAATGGCTCTAGGTCGCTTGTATGAGATCTTTGGGCCCAATAGTGGGGGTAAGTCTACCCTGGCCGCCAACGTTGTAATACAGGGGCAATTACGTGGGATGAATTGTTGTTATGTGGATGCGGAGCATGCAGTCGACCCTCTTCTGTTTAAGAATTATGGAGTAGATATTAAGGCATTAGATCTTGTTCAGGGGTATAATGGTGAAGAGAATCTTGATATTTTGGAGATGCTGGTGTCATCCGGCGCTTATAAGATAGCTGTGGTGGATAGTGTTAGTTCTCTTATCCCCAGTAATGAAGCAGCATCAGAAATAGGTGATGATCATATCGCTCTTTTGGCCCGTCTCATGAGTAAAGCCACTAGAAGGCTTACACCTATCGCAAATAGAGCAGGGTGTTTGATTATCTTTATTAATCAATTACGAATGAAAGTAGGTGGTTATGGTAATCCAGAGACCACTACTGGTGGTGAAGCTCTCGCATTTTATACTACTGGCAGGATTTCTATTAGAGGCCCTGAAGCTAAGGCAAGACGTATCCCAGATCCAATGACAGGTGAGGTCATAGGCCACACTACACTATTTGAGATTGTCAAGAATAAATTAGCCCCGCCATTTAAGAAAACAGAGATCAATTTGATCTATGGTAAGGGGTATGATACGCACTGGGAGATCTTAAAGCTTGGAGTAGATCTTGGAATTATAGATAAATCTGGTGCATGGTACTCATATAATGACTCTAACATAGCTCAAGGTGAGCCTAATGCTGCTGCCTATCTTAAATCTGAGGATAATATAGAAGTTTACAACGAAATCAGAGCCAAAGTCATTGATATGGTAGGATTAACGGAGATATATGAGCAAAATAGCTAATAAAATAGGTGATATCCTGAACGATATGTTCCCACGACTCTCGTCTCCGAGAATTGTTGAGGAAATTTATGTATATTATAAAGGTCAGAAGTTGTTCTTTGATTTTTATATAAAAGAACTTAGTGTGTATGTAGAGGTTCAGGGTAGGCAACATACAGAGTTTGTTAAGCATTTTCATGGAGGAAAAGAAGCATTTCAGGCCCAAAAGATGCGTGATAACCTCAAGATACAGTATGTAGAAGAGAACAGTAGGTGCCTTGTCCGCTTCAATTTTAATGAAAAAATAAATAAAGCTCTGGTGCTTAAGAAAATAACAAAGGTTCTAGAGGGAGGGTATTTCTATGAGTAAATATCTAAAATTATTAGCAGTTGTAGAGGAAGATTATGAACCTATTACAGGAGAAATAACGCAGGTCGGCGATCTCTACCACTGTGAGAATGTTATGTCTATTAAATTGGGCGATGACTTTATTCGTCCTGAAATTAACAATCGGCAGTTTTCAATCGATGCCTTTATTGATTCTGTATTGGAATTAGCGAGGAAGCGATCAAATGAGTAATATACTAATAAATGTTCCCAATAATGAAAGAGAGAATGGATGTACACAGGACTCCATTAAATACAATAAGGACTGTGATGACTTTGTTTGCTTGGATGATGGCACTAAAGTAGGGGAATGTAAGTATTGTAATTTGAGCTTGGTGTGCCGACAGATAGACATACTACCAAATGGTGAGAATATACCCATGACAGCACACTATCTTCCTGTCTTGGACCCTGATAATGGCCGAATAGTGGAGTGGGAGTACTTTTGTACAGGAAAATAATAATGGCCGAATAGTGGAGTGGGAGTACTTTTGTACAGGAAAATACGATTTTAGACCACTTAAAGAACGTTTAACTGATGATAAAGTTTCATAGGGGGTTGACAAATGGATGCAGGTGTATTATCTTTTAATAAGGTTCAGCCAAGTAATGATTTAATCAATGAAATCTGGACTTTTAATGTTAAAAACTTACATAGTTTGGCCGACCCAACACTCAGCCAGTATGTCATAGCACTCAGTCAATGGTTGGTATACTATAAATATCAGGTCAACGAGACAAAAGCTCAAATCAGTCAGTTAAAGAGTGATGTTGAGTTCTTGGTGGCTACATGGATGACTAAAGAAGTGTTAAAAGAGTACAAAACACAGACCGCGGCGCGCGATTATTTAATAAGAAGTAATGCAGAATCAGCGACTATGAATGATAAATTACAACAACTAAAACATGAGTTGATTAAAGTAGACGGCATAGACAAAGCAGTAACAGAACTAATATCGGCATTTAAACGTGAGCTTACACGTAGAGATAACGAGCTATATACTATTAGGAAGGAACGGCGTTAATGAACAATTTAGAAATGAAGGAAATGTTCTGTAAACCCACGGATGAAAGGGCCCTACTATCATATTGTTTCAAAAACATGGATAGTTATTATGATTTAGCCAGTAAAATGTCAGTAGTAGACTTCTTACATTCTGATCATAGTACCTTGTTTACTCTCTTAGGAGCACTTACACAACAAGATGTTAAGTCGTTTGATTTACCTATGGTGATAAATAATGCCCAGCAAATGTTCGGTGGTTTGGATAGCATAGGTGGTATAGAGTATGTGCAGTCTATTAATGAAATGAGGGTGGATCATAAGAATTTTGACATATATCTGAAGAATGTACTGGAGTCTAGCACTAAATATAAACTATACTATACTATTGCTGATGACCTTAAGAAGATAGGTGAGAATGCTAAAGATGGTCTCACTGCAGAGGATTTAATAGGTAGTATAGAGCGAAAAATACTGGATTTATCCACCGAAAGTATGGCAATAAGGGAACCCAGGAATTTAGCCGACGGCCTTAGAGAGTTGATTGAGCAGCGTATGCATAACCCAGTGGTACAGATGGGTCTTTCCACTGGATATCCTATTTTAGACAAGCAAATAGACGGTTTAGTGCCTGGTACATTGAATATTATATCAGCCCGACCTAAGATGGGTAAGAGTACTTTCTTATCCAACATAGCAGCCTATGCATCATACATAGCAGACCCTTCTGTATCCATACTATACGTAGACACAGAGATGCCTTTTGATCAATGGCGTGATAGAATTGTAGCCAGCCTAACCGACATACCTGAGAGAGCTATCAAACATGGTGGGTATAGTCAAGAGGACTATCATAAAATCCAAACAGCTATAAATATAGTAGAAAAAGGTAAATTATTCCATGAATTTATGCCTGGATACACTGTAGATAAGCTGACAGCATTGTATAAAAAATATAAATTGAAGCACGACATAGGTCTGATGATTTTTGATTACATTAAAGAGCCAGACTCTAACAGTATAGAGAGAAACCGCAAGGAATATCAGGTTTTGGGCGATGTGACCACTAAATTGAAGGATTTGTCCGGCTCGTTAAATATTCCGTGTCTGACCGCAGTACAGGTTAACCGTGAGGGGGCGGTAGCAGACAGTGATAGAATAATTAGATACGCTGACACCATTATGCAGTGGATGTATAAGACAGAAGAGGAGCAAGAGATCAAGGGAGATGCCGGCGGCCAGTATAAATTAGTAGTCAGAGAGACGAGACGTGGCGGTATGACACCTGATCAAGGCATTGGGTACCTATTTAAGAAGACAACACTTAACGTTAAAGAAGCCGAGCCACCAGATCAAGTAGTGGACTACGGGGATAGGGTAGTGAACTATGGGGACACAGATGAAGCAGTCCAATAAGGACGAAAGATGGGAAAATTTCAAGATAAAGCTCGATTATCTTAAGGATATGGTAGATCCGAGGTATTTGGCAGAGTCTCTTGGTATCATAGTCACTAGAGAAACTCCCAAAGAATTGAGAGGGAATTGTGCTGTCCATGGTGGGGACAATCCAACGTCATTTCGCTTCAATAAAGAGCGAAAAACATGGGTTTGTTTCTCTCACAAGTGTCATGATTTGCACGGCAACGATATCATTGGTTTGATCCGCGGGATGAACAAGGTAGATTTTATGGGCGCGGTGGACTACTTGAGTAATATGGTAGGAGACTTCGATTCTGCTGTAGAAGGGCTCAAATATAGGCGTGAGAAGGAGCAAAAGGAGTTTATAGGGCGTACTAAGACAGAAACTTATGTCTATTATAAGGTGTCTGAGGAGAGACTGGAGGGATATAAGGGCCACCGATCCCCATTGTTTGGAAATGACGGTTTTTCAGACGAAACTCTTGATTATTTCGAAATTGGCGGTGGATACAGGACAGATGACAAATTAATAAGGGATGTGATACCTATCAGAGATTTAGATGGTAAGCTCGTGGCCTATAGCTTGAGAGATGTCCGCCCAGATGCTGATTATCAGAGCAAATACTGGATAACTCCGGGATTTGATAAGGATAAAGTCCTCTATAACCTCAATAAGATTGCGCCCGTAGATGGCCCTGTGATAGTGGTAGAAGGCTTCAAGAGTGTGTGGCGCTTAGCCGACTATGGTATTACTAATGTAGTGGCTGTAATGGGCTCTAAGATCACTCAAGGGCAACAAAAGCTGCTGTTTTCCAACGCATTACATGGCGCAATAATCCTTTTTGATTGTGATGTTGCCGGTGTTGAAGGAGCAATGACAGCATACGAGGTTTTAAGATACAGGATGGATGTATGGCCAGTATTTATAACAGAAGAGGGCACAGACCCTGCAGATTTGGATAAAGAGACAGTATATAGTTATCTGGCTCCATATTTATAGGAAGGTGGTAAAATGATTGGCGAGAATTTTGTAAGTTTAACAGGACAAATACAGTACCCCAACTTAAAAACAGTTGGGATGAACAATAGTAGCCTACTTAACGCTAAATTAGCTATTCCTACGGGAAATGGCAAATATCAGTACGTTAAGGTGGCTGCTTGGGGAGCTACGGCAGAGGCTGTGGCAGAGCTATCTAAGGATACCTTTATAAAAGTACATGGCCACATAGAAGAGCGGTCATATGACGGAAAATGTCGTTTTTGTAGTGGATATTCTAAGGTTTATTGGACTAATGTGGTTATCGACAATTTTATGATAGTGGAGGAATAAATTATTATGGCAAAGAAAAAAGTAGAAAAAACTCAGGCGGGGACACCACCTATGGTGATGTTTCCAGCACGTAATTTTCGTTATCGAGTGGCAAAAGCAGAGCATAAAATCACTATACCGCGGAAAGGTAACTATAATGACTTAGCACCAGGTCTCTTCCCCGAAGAGGCAGGGGACTTCATGGTCTATGATGAGGAAAATACAGCACTGTATCTACCATCACTGACTAAGATACTATTTGCAGTTGAAAAGTACCCAGATTTGAAGAGTAACCAGCTTTTCGCGCCAATAGTTCTGCTTATTAATGAGGATACTGTGGACATTATAGGTCAGATAATTGATATGTTACCGCCAGGAAAAGGAGAGTAATATGATTTGTTTTAAATGCGAAGGTGGCAACGAATCGGCCTTTTATCAAGAGAAATTCCCGTGTTGTGACTGTGAAACAGAGAATGTGATTGAATATAATATTTGTCCAGATTGTGGTTGGATGTGGCGATCAATCAACGGTGTACCTTCTGATGATACACAGATGCACGCCCAAGATCTAGGTGATTTCGCTGGTCTTATGTTCTCTGAGGACAATAATGGGATGTTTACACACGAAGATTTGACTGATGAAGAGCAGGCTATAATGGATAATATAGGTGAACATTTGGCCAAAGTAGACAAAATGGCTAATGGTGAAGCATCTATGTCAGATTATGTGCACAAATGTATCAAGTGTGAGTCTACAGCTGTAGATGTCAACGATGGTATATACATATGTAAAGATTGTGACTTCGAGTGGGAGGTAGTGAGATTTGGCTAAGAATCCCTATGAAATATTAGGCGTCGATAAGGGCGCAGAGCTGTCAGATATAAAGAAAGCCTATAGAAGTCTTTCTATGGAGCATCATCCAGATAAAGGCGGCAACGAGGAGAAGTTCAAGGAGTTGAGTGAGGCCTATTCTATCTTGTCTGACCCCGAAAAACGTGCAGCATATGACAATCCTATGCGAAATATGGGCAATCCGTTTGAGGATATGTTCGGTAGATTTGGCGGCCGAGCTCCGAATCCTAACGCACCGCGGAAGGGTAGGACTATAATGATGGAGCATGGAGCTCCACTACGTTATTTTATTTTCGGTGGTAAATTAGGCATTGATTTCTCCTTTAAGGACCCGTGTCCAAATTGTTCTGGCACAGGCGCGGCAGAGAAACAGACGTGTGATAATTGTGGTGGTTCAGGTCAGATAATCCAGACACACCATAATCAGGGTATGACTATGAGATCTGCCAGAGCATGTCCAAAATGCCATGGTAGAGGGTTTATAGCCACTAAAATATGTGGACCGTGTAGAGGTGTTGGCGCCAGAACTATCGAGAAGGAAGTAAGGTTCGAGGTGCCCCCAGGGATTCAAGATGGTCACGTAGTAGGTGCTGTAGGTGATGGTGGTATTGGTGTGAATGGCGGCCCAAACGGTGATATAGCTGTTAAACTACGTATACAGCTACCTAAAGTAGAAGATTTAACTAATGAACAACGTAAAGTATTGGAGGAATTATAATGAATTGGTGTAAGTGGGGCTTTCATAAATTTGAGGATATTAAAACACAAATAACTAAAAATATATGCTTTGGTTGGGCTAATTTACCTGGATATAGGCTAACGCAGAAGTGTAAGCACTGCTCAAAAATAAATTATATGAAATTGAATATGTGCATGCCGAATAAATATTTATACCAAGAGGAGATTTGGAGATGAGTAAATTACCAAGGCATAGACAGCCTAGTGGTAAATCTTATGATATGTTTTGTACTGGTTGTTGGAGACATGAGAGATTTTTTGAAGATGGACACTCGTGGACTCCTGATTTATGTGCCTGTGGTTGTCAAGATACCACGGTTTGGTGTAAAATGGGGCTAATCAAGCGACATAGAGCACAGAAAAAATACGATAAGGATTTGGTGATATGGCAAAAAAAACTAAAAAGAAATCAATAAGTGTAGCAAGCCGTAAGGCTAAAGGAAGAAAATTGCAACAGAAAGTTGCAGATTATATCTCGAAAACTATAAATATCCCGGTACAGAAAGACGGAGATATAGAAAGCCGGCCTATGGGTCAGTCCGGTAGGGATGTAATTCTGAGGGGTAAGGCTAAAGAGATGTTTATATTTCATGGTATAGAGTGCAAGGCCCGAGAATCTTTAAATATCTGGCAGGCATTAGCCCAGGCTGAGGAACATGGTGGTAAACCTATCGTGTTCTTCAAACGGAATCGTAGTGAAACCTATGCTGTAGTAAAAGCAGACGATTTTTTTGAACTATATGGACTAGCATTAAAGGAGATTATGAATGGCAAAGAAAGAGATCAAGATAAGCGCGACAAGGATTAGTTCCTTCCTGGAGTGCAAGTATAAGTACTGGTGTAATTATGTAGAGCACTTGCCCAAGGTGGCAAGTCCGGCTTTTAGGCTCGGTACAGCGGTTCATGAGTCTTTAGATTTAGCCGGCCAGATTTGGATGAAGAAAGAAAAATTTACCGCGGCCGATAAGAAAAAAGTAATGGACGAGTACGAGGCAGTGGCCATTACAGAAGGCATTACAGACAAACTTATCCATGCTGAGGGTAAAAGACTCGTAAAAAAGAGACTTGATAGCTTTGATTTAGGTAAAATATTGGGTTTAGAAATTGCGTTTGGATTTAGGGGCGCACCAGAAATGACAACCAAAGACGGCGTTCCAATGATTGGTGCGATAGATAAGGTGGTGGAGATAGATGACGATACTATCCTTATTGTTGACTATAAAACGTCTAAAACAGCACCTACAGCAGACCAAATGAAGGTAGACAACCAGTTATCCATCTATGATCTTGTGGCGCATT